AAAGTAAATAATGCATTTACAATAGCATTAAGTAAACACTTTCATTATAGAATTATATCTAAGGATTCGGGCTTTATTAGCCCCATGCAAACATTCTATGTAGATTGCTAATATTTGTTCTATTTTTATTGAAAATTGATTTTGTTTATTTATTATTACAGTAGGTAACATGCCGCTCTACGGCAGCCATCTGCAACGCAAAGTAGCTGACATCTTCAACAATCTTGACGAAAAACTTGAACTAACCTATGACAAAAATAATATTTATGAACTCCAACAATCTATTTCTAAAATAGATACTATGCAAAAAATTATTAATGAAGCATGGATGGATATGGAGTATTGCGGAGAAAACGCACAATTTTATGATGATTTCGCATCTAAATATGGAGAAACTCTCTTGCTTGAAGAAAGCGATTATATTACATTCGATTTAGATGAATATTCAGTAGATACTCTTTCAGGCGATAGTCATGAAAGAACATGGATTTACGAAAACGAACTATCGTTTATCAAAGATAAAATGCAAAAAAAAAGAAATATTATGGACGATCATATTACACAATTTGATGTTAGAGCAGCCATCGCACTCGCATTGTTAAAACAATAATAGCAATTATCTATTAATCTATAATTTATATTTTTTATAATTTCTTCATGATAATAATAACTACCCATGAAAGAAAATATATGCCATAATTGATGACTACTTCCATATATATCAAAGTATCGCGATATAATCCGTTCAGGCATTTTTGTAGTATATATTATAAAACCTATACCAAAATATTGTAATGGCTTTATAAAATTATATTTTATTATCTCATTTACATTACCATATGATATGATATAAATATGATAATAACTTATAACTATACCAAAATTATATAAACTATAATATGCCAATATGTAATTATATTGTTTAATAATATCTACATTTAGCAATATCACAAATCCTATCCCCAAATATAATAATGATATGATATTATATACTTTTTTAATATCATCATAACACCAAAACCAGTAATGATATATCAATATATTAGATGTAACAATATTTAATATTATCGAAATTAAATCCAATTTCAATAATAACATGTAATTTTTCTGAGAATAAGGCATATAAATATGATAAATTGTTGATATGCCAAAACATATAACGCAAACTATTTCATACAAAATAAGTGTAGTATTTTCATTTACATTTAATATTAAATTATTCAAAAAGTATAATAGTCCTATAAAATGCGTCCATATATTAATGGTCTCATTATGAATTTTAAATATTGATACCATATATCCTAATTTATTTAAATTACCACTTCTATATCCAGATACTATATACCTATTTTTAGTCCATATTGGTATTTCATGATTCATATTTTTATATAAGTATTATAATATATACTTTTTTTAAATCTTATATTATATAAATGAATCTGTTAAAGATAAATTTAATTAGTTTCGCATCCAATAACAATATAGATCTGTTTTCTAAAAATGATATTATAATTTCTATCAAATATGGTAACTATAATATTATTACCGATGTTATTAATAATAATAATTCACCCATATTTAATAAAGAATATATATTACAATATTTAGATAATACAAATCTAATATTATCTGTTTACGATACCGATAACATATTTGGTGATATTGAATTATATAAAGAAATAATTTTTAAACTTGATAATAAAAGATACTGCAATTATCAATTGAAATATTATTATGAAATAATTTATAACGAATATGATTTTTTGAATTTGCAAAATTGCTTCAACAAATTGTATAACAATATTGATAAAAATAAAATAAATAAAATTAAAGCCATTATATAACTATAAATAAGTTGTTATATTTTTATACCCACTATCCTTCATTATTTTAGGAGCTATAACAATCTTATTATCATAATGACTTATGTAACTAGCCCATAAATTATTCATAGACCCAGATATAATATTGTTCTTAAACATTGAAAATAATATTATCTCCTCTTCCGCATCCATACTTTCTACATAATATATTTTATATTTATCATTTGAAAAAATTGTATTACATTCATCCTTATTTTTACAAAATATTACTAGGTTTTTAATTCCTACATGTTCAACACCATTTATATAATATTCATTATCCAAGTTATTATCATATTCTATCGATACCATATCATTATCAGTTGTATCTTCACCAAAATGATCAAGTATATTTCTATATTTATAATATGCACCATACATTAAATCCTCATCATTATATATTATTCTTACCATCCTTTCCTTAATATTTTCATGAAATATATTGCTTTTATTAGTTAATTTTATATTTGAATTATTATCATAGTAGCTTTCTAAATTATCCTGTAATTCTAAAAAATCAATGTTATTATATACACCCTCGTCATATATCTTAAATATCCCATTAAATATAGTATCCCAATATTTATTTTCATTCTTCTTAAAAACAACCTTTCTCCTTATTTTATTCTTTCGTGATTCTTTCACAAATTTAAATACATTTGCTATCTGAAATAATTGTTCCCCTAAACTTCCACATATATTACTAGATATATATGGATACGCCATTATTTTATACTATAATAATGTAATATCTTTAAATATTATAATTTATATTAGAAGTTTTCGTTTTATTATTATATTCTATATTTGTCACTATATCCATACTTTCTTTAATAACATCTATATGTGACATTATTACTACTCCACTAAATGTATTAAGTAAATTCTTTAAAAATCCAGGCACCAATGACAAATTCTGTTTATCACATGCCGTAAATCCCTCATCAATAAATATCTGCTCACATTGTGTATTTGAATATAAACTCATTCTTAATGCTAATGATATTACAAATCGTTGGAATCCCGAGGCCTGATTTATTGATATAATTTGCTCAATATTATCATTTGTAACATTATGAATCAACCAATTAATATGTATTATATCCTTCTGTTGATTTATCATATAGTCCAACTTAAATTTCTTTGTATCCTCGTGACACAAATCCTTAATATAATTATTAGTCTTTTCTATCAATCTCTTCAATATATGCTCCTTATATAAATTTATTCTATAATCCTTGAAATTACTTATTATTATATCTAATATTATTATCACATCATTTATTTTATGTAACTCCTTATCATAGTAATAATAATTATTCATATTAGTCGTATTATAATTTTCTAAGGCATCTATATGTGCTATTTTTTCAGTAATAGTTTTAATTTCATTATTACTTTCATCTATATCTTTAATTATCTTTGTTTTGGCCAATACTTTGTCTTTTGTTATTTTTTTATTATTATTTGAAATCTTTACATCAACTTCACGTATTATTTTGCTCAATTCAATATATCTATATGCATTAATTATATCATTAGTCTCCTTATATTCATACCAATCATTATAAGATTTCTCTAATTCTTTTAATTTAATTATTCTTGGCTCGATGTATCTTTTATATTTTATTTTACTTTCATATAAACTCTTCTTATTGCCAAGTTCATCATACTTTTTGATATATTTACAATAGACTGTATGATCATTATATTCTGTTAATTCATTATATAATCTATTTGCATTAATTTTAAAATTATCAATATCTTTATTGATACTATCAAGTAATTTTGTATTATTATTCTTTTTATTATTATCATCACTAATTTTTGAAATAACTTTGCTTATATCTTCATCAATTTGTTTGCTATTCGCTATGTATTTATTATAATTTTCCCATAATCTATACAATTCTGTATTTTCTTTTTTACTTTTGTTTAAATCATTCTCATTATAAACTTTTATGTATTCTATATTAGAACTATAAATATTGTCATCCAATTCAGTAATCTTTTTATCAGTTTCATAAATACTCATTTCTAGTTCTTTAATCCTTTTTACCCATGGTCTGTTACAGCAATATTTACATTTAGGGTCATACTCATTATTCTTATTATTTTTTAGATTCCACAGTTCTTCATTATAATTTTTTAGTTCACTCCTCAATTTATCTAGAATATCCAGCTTCTCATAACAATCTGTTAATATTTTATCATTGTTTTCTATAATCATACTAATCTCATTATTATTACTGATAATACCAATACTCTCATCATATTCATAATCCGGCCTTGATATTATTTTTAATTCAGACTTAGAAGAATATAATGTTTGTAATTGTTTGTCATATTCTATATAATTATTATCACATTTAATCAAATCACTATTTGTTTTTTCCTTCAATTCTAAGAGTTTTATATAACAATCATATGATATCAATTCTGTCAAATTATAATTATCAACATATTGTTTATTACTAACAGTAAATTCCCTTAATTGTTGTATAGACGAACCTGTATTGATTTTAAACATCTTACCAATATCCCTTTCAATATCACATATATCTCTTTTGGGTTTAATTATTTTATTTGGCTTATCCAATTCTATAATATTTAATTCTTTAATTATTCTATCATATTCTATACTAATTTCATCAATATTGCAATCTATTTCCATTTTATATTGCGATAGATACTCAGATTCATCCTTGATGAAAGAATATTCACATGGTTTATCGCAATTATCATGCTTTTTCATGCTAATTAAATATTTTTCTGAGTTTTTCTTAACCTCTATATATGTTTTATCTTTAAAATAAATCTTTAATTCATTTAATTCACAACATAAAGTATGATAACTATTTGTATCTAATGTATCATGATATACATAATCATGATTTAATAATTCTAAATTATTATCACAATTTATATCTATATCTATCCTATTATTTTCCTTTACAAGTTTATCATATTTTTCTTTGTTTTTTTCTAATTGTAATAATAATATATCCTTATTACCGGAATTAGCATTGTTTTTTGAAATAATATGCTTATAAACATCGCGCTTATTTTCAATCGTCTTTTTATAATCCTTATACTTATTTAAACTCAATTTTAGTAAATTGAATAGTTCATATATTTCATTGATATTTGATGCCTTATCTATAATTGCAGTACATTCCTTATAATCCATACGTAATATATCATTGTCTACTACCTGTGTTATCATTGAACATGTTAAGAAATCATCAAGCGAACCTAGATTTTCTTTTATGAACTCTGAACATGCATTGTTTTTACTTATTAAATGTTTTTCCATATCCAGATATTCATATATTTCTATATTATTCTTTAAAATCGCATTGAATGTTCTTTTTATATTATATTTTTTCCCGTTTATTGAAATATCTATCGACGTTACACCCTTATTATGTTTATAATTTATAATACTATTTTTTGACATTTGTGATTGTTTATCTTTTGTTATTACACCCCATATCGATAATGTTATAATATCATATATTGCCGATTTCCCAGTTCCATTATTACCACATATTAGTAAAGTCCTATTAATTGCATTCGCAAAATTAATACTATTTCCTGATTCATAGCAAAATAAATTTTCCCATTCTAATTGTTCAATACAAAACGGATATTTTATATTTTTATTACCATTTATCATAGTATTCGTATTATAAGTTTTAATTAATTGTATTAAATCTTTATTCTTTTTTGTACATTCATCTATAAGTTCTTCCGGACAATTAATATTATCAAATAATAATATCTCATTATTTCTAATTATATCTATCGCTTTATCATAATATTCCTTCGGTATAATTGTATTTAAATATTCTATAAATGTCTCCTTATCAACTTGAAGAGATTTGTCCGCATTATCTTCTACCTTTTTCTGCGTCACGCGATTTCTAAGACACTTATAATTTATTTTATTATTATTTAAAATATTATATAACTTCGTATATCCTTCAACAGATATTTCAGCATATGCCCGAATATCTATATTTCTTGGAAAATAGTCGTTTTTTACTATATCTTTTAATATAATATCATATTTACCTCGTTTACGTATATATATATTATCGTCTTGATATGTTATATTTATATATCCAAACGCATTATAAACATTAATATTTTCAACAGTTCCCAATTTTAGATCCCAAATCATATACCCGTGATTTATAATGTCTTCGCCATAATTTTGTTGAATAAGAGAACCCGCATATCCCCATAACAAATTACCATACATACCTTTCTGTCTCAAATGAATATCACCCAATAATGCATAATCAAATTCTGATATCCATTCAAAAGGATACGGGTTTGTACTATTTAACACCTGTGTGCCGTTATATAATCTGACATTTCCGAATGTTCCATGAAACAATGCTACCGTTTTAAAAGTATTACATTCTATTTTTGGAAAATCTGGCAATTTTTTAACGCGACCAACTGTAGCAGTTTTATCTAATGTATCATCAATATTTACATAACTGAATCCTATATCATCAATAATAAAAGATTGTGTTTCTTTTAATATAGTTAGATTATTCATTTCTATTGTTGATGAAATTAATGATGGTTGGTCTATCTCATTTTGATTTCTATCATGATTCCCATGAAATATAATAGTCCTACCAATATCCGTCAATCCTTTGATAAACTTATTATATAATTCTAAACCAAAATTGCCTATTACATTTTTGTTATGAAAAATATCACCGGAAACAATTATTAAATAATCTGTTTTACCCAATTCGTATTTTTCTATATTGGTTTTTAAAGATACAAATAAATTATCAAATACTATTGAATATTCTTCATATCTTGATGTTTTTTTATCTCCATTGCGTATATGTATATCAGAAATATGAAATAGTTTCTTCATTATTGTATAAAAATAATTAACTTTAATATCATTTTTTATCATAGTTAAATACTATACCAATAAATGCAATTATTTTACGGCTTTTGCTGCTATTCTTGATGACCTCCGCACTCCATCAGGAGCCGGTGCAGCCGGTTCTGCTCTTGCTGCTGGTGCTCTTGCTGCTGGTGCTCTTGCTGCCTCTGCTGCCTCTGCTGCCTCTGCTGCCAAGTAACGGGTTTTTATTGTTTTAATTAATGGTTTTGATAATTTATAACCACTTAACACGTGATATAATTTCTTTATAATTTTTATCAGTGTATAATGAGTTTTTTTATATATGTCCAGTATATATTTATTTTTATTTGCAGGGGCTGCACGCAATGGATAATTTGATAGTAAATGATACAACGTGTTCAAAAAACGATATTCTTTGGACCTTGTACTAAATAACCCACATAATCTAAACATATTAGAATAACCAATTATTATTGTTAAATTATCAAATATATCACCACCTATTTCATAATAATCTTGTTTAATATCATTATACTTCATAAATGGTACCTTTTGTAATAAGGGATATTCCTTTTCTTCTTCTTCATCTTCACTTCCAGTACCCCCAAGTTTCATAATTTCTTTATAATTTTTTCCATATAATAACTTCGTTTTCTGCAGAAAAAGTAGCGTTTCTACGTCACCGTCATTTTTAATTTCTTCTTCGTGTTCAATAGTAGAAAAATCATCATATAATATTAAATCAGATAGCGTTTTAATAGTTTCTATTAATTCTGAAAATATCGGTAAAATTACTTCATCAGCAGCTTCATCAGCAGCTTCATCAGCAGCTTCATCAACGTCTTCATTAATTTCCGGTTCGTCCATTTGAAATGTACTGATTATATTTGTTAATGAATTTAATAATTTTCCACTTTTATTATTGGCTCTAATTAAATTTTTTATGAAATAATCTTTATCTTCATAACCAAATTTATCTGCTTGATTCGTTAGTAAAAACCTATAAGCATTTGCTTTTTTAAATACACTCGCTTCTGATTGAAAATCGAATGAATGTGCAAATGCATTAAGTTCTGTTATCAATTTAACACCGGCTTCATCCAAGTACAAATTTCTATTATGGTCTCTTTCAACTGATATTCTCCCTATCGTAATAATATCAAATTTATATGATATTCCTCCTCTTACTTTTTTTCTCATTTATTATATGATTTTATAAAAAATTGATTCACATTTTACTGTCTAAATATAAAATGTCACTCATATGGGATAATTTACCTGCTTGTATTCAAGATAAAATATACTCATACATTATTTACAATCAACCATATAATCTGTTAGATGATATTAAAAGTTATGTGCTTATTATTAATTTTATCAATATTAGCTATTTGAATACCGATGATATCCTATGGAATCTTATGTTGAATTATGAAAAAAAATTAGATAATAAACAATTGCACGATATTTTTGCAAAAAGAATAACACATCATACGGATACAAAGTATTATATTAAAAAATATATTAGTAAAATGAAAACAGATGATAGATATAGCTTTATAAATGGACGATTGTATAGAGAATAAATTATATAATTATTAATAGTATAAACATTTTTTATGAAAAATACAGATATATTATGTGGTAAAGATTTTAAACAAGCAATTAAATGCGGTAAAAAATTACATTCAGTTGAAGAATGTCGTATAAAACAAAAGGAATTGAAAAGCTCCACATATATAGGTTTTAGTACATTGAAATTTGGCTATAACTCATTTATAATTTATAGTATGAAATTCAATAGCAACGACATAATAATTAATGATGATAATATTTCAGGATTTTTTATACACTCTATATATGATGTAATAATTGATGATGTTGATAAAAAAAATGAAAAATCAATTGAATATGCTAATAATAATAAAAGTAAAATTAATAAGATTTGCAAGGAACATTTTGAAGGTTCATGGTTTGCAAAAGAAAATAGAATGCTTATATACGGTGTTAAATTAGATTTTTTTGAAGAAAATATCCCAATCGGCAAAGAAAATTACGACATCTATATTAACGATAATCATATCATTGGTAAATGGGCGTTTAGAAAAGATAGTAGTAATAGAGATGGCATAACTGTACCCGATATATTATTGGGTGATTCTGATGTATTTACAGAACACATATATATGTTTAAGATTAACGATTCTGCATTATGTTTTTCACCTCATATTCTTAGAAATAATATATTAGAATATATATGCATATTGAAAAATAATAATCACAGTTATTCTATTAATGAAAAAGTATGGATTCAAACTGATATCTCACATCTTTTAAATAATTATACAGATATCTCAAATACTAATGATAAAATGAAACAATTAATCAAATATGAATATGATACTACTAATTGTGATATCATAACATTTAACATAGAAGATATTGATGACATTATAAATGTAAACGATCTAATTCACTTTGATAATAATTTTTTCATACCTGACACAAAATGTGCTAATATTGGTACAGTATGGAATAAGGTTGAAGAAAATACTATATTTATTGGTAAAAATCTAAGAGACATAAATACATTATTTGTATCTCATGCAAATTCATTATTAGATTGTACAAATAATTGTTGTGAAAACATAATATTTAATGATATTGTACTTCAACACTTTCAATTAAAAGACATAAGGGAGTTTGATTATATACGTTTATTACAAAATAATTGTTATAAATATTTTAAACCTAAAATTAATGAAGAAAATATATTAGTAACAATTGATATAACTAGCATTACTAATATTAAACAAATAGAACAAAAGTTTGAATGTGTTTTGCGTATTAAAGTTGAATGGTTACCTAGTATATCCGACCTATATTATATTTTATCTTATGGTAAAACAAACTATAATCCATCTTGGAAACCACTTAATATACTTTTTTTAAATAAGTATGAAATTAAATCAGAAAAACAAGAAGGGCCTTTCCTTCACAAGAGTAATAACAAATATAAAAATGTTATTTATTACTATTACAATATCAGCTTTATAGATAAGGTTGAATTAGATAATTTTCCTTTTGATATACAAGACTTGGAAATTGAAATTGAAATAACTAAATGTGATAACTATGATATTAATTGGATTGTAAATACTAACGAAAATATTATTAATCATCTATCTGAATGGAAATATATGATTGTCCAACATTCCCCTCATAATAATAAGATGAAAAAATATAAAAGATTTATTCATATATTTGTAAAAAGAAATTATTGGGTTTATGTTTGGCGCATTATCTTTGTTATGTCATTAATATCTCTTGTTAGTTTTTTCAATATTAGCATGGACCCTTTTGATAATTTAGGAGAAAGAATATCATATAGCGTTACATTATTTCTTACATCTATCGCATACAGCATTGTAACTTCTTCTTATTTACCTATACTCGGGAATCAAACATTAATGGATTGGTATATTTTCCACGTTTATATTTATTTAGGCAGCAACATGGGTATGGTATCGCTGATGCCTTATTATTATCCTGAAATAATTATTGATTACGATTTAATTATTCATTATATCTATCTAGCTATTTGGGTAATATGGCATTTCGCATTTATTATTCGAGTTAAATATTACATATTGCCAAAAGAAAACAAAAAAATAGAAAATCATAATCTTATTGATTTTTTTTGCCAACATTGTGGTATTAATGGAATATATTGGAAAAAAATAAATTATACTGACATAAGTCCAACCGATAAGTTATATAAAAACGTGTTATTGGAAAGTGAACTTAAAAATTTATATAATAAAATGAATACGAATACTATCATATTAAAAGAAAATCGCTTAAATGAATTGATAATAAATGCTAAAAATATAGAACGTAATTCTTATATATGTATTAACGATAATTTGTATTTCAAACCTATATGTGGGACTAGAAATCAAATATATATTAATGCTTCAAATAATTACAAGTTTATATGTTACGAATGCAATAAAGTTTCTAATCCTATGCATAATTTTGATCCATCTGAAACATGTAACATTATTCATACTATATAAAAAAATAACATACTATTATAATAATGACGAAGAAACTTTTTATATATTGCGCCCTACTTCTTTTAAAATTATCATCAGTTGCTACGTATCCTATGGGATTGGGACCCGAAAAGTTTAGCAAATTTAATGGTAATAAGAACAATATTTGTTATTTAAATTATAATAATGTATATAGCTGTTTTTACGATTGGACAAAAAAAAGTAATTTAGAATATCAAAAGAAAATTTTAGACGATACTATATGGCTTAATAAAAACCGTTTTATTAGTTCCACTGTATTGGTTGGTATTTATAATAGCGATGATGTAAATAATCTATTAAACTATGTATGTTTACTTAGAAAAACCTCATATAATACTTATAAAATTCTTAATATTTTTCCGAATCCTGATAATAAAATAAATGATGATGATATACTTTTTAACTATTTATTGTTATTTTGCAAGGAAAATGATTCTTCAATTGATTTTGAAAATTTAAAAAATATTGAAAATAGTAAATATTATTTAACTTACATATATAAATATTTATTTTAACTTAATACATCTTCCAGTTTTAGGATTTCTTACCTTGCCTTCTGGACATAGTTTTGGTGGTTTTACTTGTGCTATTTTAATACATCTTCCAGTTTTAGGATTTCTTACCTTGCCTTCTGGACATAGTTTTGGTGGTTTATTTTCAGGTTTATTTTCAGGTTTACTTAAAGGATTTTTCCTAACTTTA